TTTCCATTATACAGGATTTCCGGGAAACCCTCCCGAGTTCCACCTGAGTCTACAGGGCTCCTCTTCGGAGAGATAGCCGCTCAGTTTATGCATGTTGGAAGTCACCTCGTATAATTTTATCCACTGCTGAGAGCGCATGACAATGGTGCGTCATGGCCAGTCGAGAGGGCTTGCCCCCCGCCTCGGTTGCGAACAACCGTGCGAGAGAGACACCATGCTAGACAAGAAGTTCTTAAAGTATAGAAAGCAACAATAAACTTAATTAATTTAAGAAGCACCAAAATTAATTCACTTATAAAGTGAATAAATGGTTACTTACTAAATATCAATCAAGTTGATCGATACAGTCTTTACTGATTAAGACTACTTGAGAAATGGCAAGTCACACGAGGTAATGTCGATACTATTAGGAGAATCAAATCGATCCAACTTCTAGTTACGAAATACCTGTGTGGCGAGCCGTTACTAACTAATAACTTTGGCATCAAAACTAATCAACAAGGATTACCTTGTTGCTTAGGGCCATTGTTAGAGTTAGTACATGGCGAGACGAAACACCTAAGATTGTTGATGACTCTTTTGAAGTTATCAAGAACCTTAAAGGGAACGTCTAAACCAGATCTGAGCGCAATAGTAACACAGAAGGAGTATTCCTTTAAAGAAAAGGACCTACTTCATGATACTATATGTGACTTAGAAATCGGATTAGATACACTAATGTGACAGGAACCGCATATAACCACCAAATCAGGTCCAAATGGGCAAGCTTTAGTTACTTCCGTATATGACCTCAGCATTTTACCACCGACTCTATATAAAAATATAGTTACTGTCGGTGGCTCGATGTTAGAGACGTATATGGAAGACATAAAGGAGAATTTAGACATGGATAAGTGAAATACTAAGTACTCAGTTACCGCTAAAGGTAATCTAAGGAAACTTAGTGTTGTCAATGATCCAGATGCTAAATCTCGTATCATTGGAATCCTCGATTATTGATCTCAAACAGCTCTGAAACCGCTCCATGATGAATTACTGAAAATTATCAGGGATAAGTTTAGGGCTGATTGTACCTATAATCAAGGTTTATTCTTAAAATACCTTCCCCACATGGAAGGGCCATACTACTCCTTAGACCTAAAGAATGCTACAGATTCCTTCTCGATTTTATTCCAGAAGGAAGTCCTAAGCTTCATCAAATCAGAGGATTATAGTGAGGCCTGAGCTGATATAATGGTTGGATACCCGTTCAAGAATATAGACCCTAATGGCGATCCTGTTTATTACAAACAAGGTCAACCAATGGGAGCCTATAGCTCTTGACCCATGTTCAGTTTATGTCATCATCTTATCGTGCAGATGGCTGCAAAGAAGGCTAACAAAACCTTACCTTGAAACCAATATGCCCTATTAGGTGATGATATCGTCCTTACTGATGCGACTGTTGTTGAGTATTATCGACAACTTATCAAATCAGTCGGAGGATCATTCAGTGAAGTCAAGAGTCATACGAGTTTACACTCATATGAACTTGCCAAACGTTGAATAGTAAACGGAACTGAGATTACGGGTGCTCCACTGAGAGCATTCTTAACAAAAGAGAAGTACTCTTTCCTTACGGAAAAAGTATCTGAACTGATGACAAGATGAGGCTACATGGAGAGGTTCCCAATAACCGTTGGTCCCTTGAAGGACTTATACTGTATTCTTCACCCAAGTGACCTTGCGGCCAAATGGGCAGAGAAAGGGTATATGTATTGACTTCTTCCGAAGAAGCAAGATAGCCTACAGCTAGCGGAGCACAAGATTGAAACCTTGAGCGTCCGGACGCTGAGTGACTGTATTGGGTGTAATAAGAAAGGACCTGGTTTTCATAAAGAATTATGGGACCAGATCATCTCTGTTATCACCATTGAGTCAATAGACAAGGGGATTCGAACCAGTTTTGATAACATTAGGACATTTATTATGTCTAATGATTTCAAAGGGTTCAAATCAGGATCGTCTCAAATGCCGGACGATGATTTCATTAAACTTATTCCTGCTGTAAATGTATCTTATAAAAATGTAAGAGATTTACAGTTAGAATATGATGAGTTAGTAAGAATTCGGTATGACCCAAACTCGAAATGAGAAGATGCTTTAAACAAATTCTCAGATCTCGCGTTTAGTCCTACCAAACTCTTCCAACTCAGAAATAATGACATGGTTCTAATCAAACAGTCGAAGTTGTCAGCCAGGTTGTTAACCTGAACTGATGAGTATCAGAAGACTCGTTTGAACAACTTAGATGAGGATTATGTTAATCCTGAAGAGGATAAATAATCATAATCCTTGATTGATAGAGTAACCATACAGGGTGGGACCCTGAACCAAATTCCC